AGGATTCTGGACACGCCGATGCAGTACGTTCTCGACAACTACGACAAGCCATTTGATGTTGCCATTCACGCGCGGATAAGATTTACCAACATACGGCTAAAGAAGGGCACCTGCTTCGACAAGTGGGGAATCGCGCTGGAACCTGCGTCGAAGTTCAAGAAGGAGCTAATGTACCAGGAGGGATTCGGCGAGGACGAGCGAAACCTCTTGCAGGACAACTACATCAGGCAGTACGGCTGGCATGACGTGGCAAACAACGCATTCTATGCGTTCGGCAAGCTCTACCGCGCCGACAGCGCCATAATGAACGTCTCGGAGACGGAGCTTTGGTGCCTCGGGCAGGTGTATGAGTGGGATTCAATGGAAGCGCTGTTCGGAGAAGCCACGGCGAAGTTCAGGACGCCACCCGATTTCGTCACGCTACAGAGCAACGAGCTTTTCGATATGAAGAGTGCGGCAAAGTTCATTTCCAAGCACTACAGGTACGGCGAGCCATACCCGTACAACCTCAGCGGCATACCGGAGGGCATCGCAAACGAGCTGCGAAACGGCACCTGCGACCCGCAGTTCTTCGAGAGCTGGTACACCGGTACCGTGAAGGGCATGTTCAACGGCATCTACGGAACTCAGGCACAGGACGTTAGAAGACCGTCGTACAAGGTCGAGCACGGTGAGCTGGTGATAGATGACACGACAAAGGTAACGGCGGAGAACTACGAGGACCACGAACCGGGGAATCTGCGAGTGCTCTACACATACGGTCTGCGCATCGTCGGTGGCTCACGTATGCACATGGTAATCAGCATGGAGTTGCTGTATCGTGGGCTTGGTGACAGGACGCGAGTTCTCGGCGGCGACACCGACTCCATGAAGGTCTCATGCGACGCAGACGTGAGCGACGACATGCTGGCAAAGGCGTTGGAGCCTATAGCCGATGCGTCAAAGGCTGCGATTGACAGCACCATGAGCAGGATTCGCAGGAACTGGCCCGACAAGGCGTCCTCGCTCAAGGGAATCGGCTCGTTCGACATAGAGAACCGTGGCGAGCACTATCCGTGGCACATCGAGCTGTGGAACAAGTGCCGCGTGTCATGGGACGGCGAGAGGGCGCACGTCACGTGCGCTGGACTGCGACGCCCGATAGGCGAGATTAACATCGAGACCGTGATAACGTCGCTCATAAACGCGGGATACCCGGTGCAGGACGTGTTGCAGGAAGCGATAGGATACAATGTGTTCGTGGAGTCCTCGGTCTCGCACGCTCTAGAGAAGCACCAGCCGAAGGCGATTGACATGTACGATGCAAGCGTGACTGACGCACGCGGCGAGACGCGACCCGTCACGTCGCACCAGTCACCCGCGCTGTACCCAGCCGGGAGGTGGCTCGGCGAGACGCTCAAGTTCACGAACGCATCAAGCGTGTCGTATCTCAGACGCAGGTACGGCAGGGACGTGGACACCGCGACGCGGTTCGTCGGGACGGACGGAAAGAGAGTGTGGGTAAAGCGCGAGGGAAATGACGGCATCGAGACTATCATGGAGTGCGAGATATTATGATTGCAGAATTTAACATGGATGATGGCAGCATCCTTCCCAAGATGGCGTTGTATCTCGGCTGGCCTATCGAGGATTTGATAATCGAGCTTGTGAGATATGGATTAGTTTATGTTGGTAACGACGAGTACAATGATGTGGAGAACAAGATATACAGTGCGTATCAGCACGTGCGTTTTCAAGATGATTAGTGGAGTGACGAGATATGAGACCCGGAACGCGCAACACTATTGAAGCATGGATGGGCGTGCTGTTGCTGCTGGCTTGTGACATAGTGGGGGTTCATCATAGGCATCTGCATACTTAAGGCAATCTTCGGAATCACATTTGGAGCGTGAGCTTTATGACAGGAAGAATTGATTTCGTGACGCTTGTGTACATCTGCTTCATGGTCATTGTCATGGCATGGTCTCTGGTAGCGGTCTGGCTGTGATTGCAAGATGGCTGAGTTCTACGATTGGGCGAAGACGCTCTCATACGACGCAGACGTTACCATGGTCATTGGCGCACGTGGTATCGGCAAGACGTTCGGTCTCAGAAGGCAGTGCATAAGGGACTTTCTCAGGGACGGTTCTAGGTTCGTCGAGATTACCAGATACAACAACGAGCTCTCCGGTGTGTCTGACGGCTACTTCAACAGGCTCTCGGAACTGCCCGAGTTTGACGACTACGTGTTCAAGACCGATGCGCGCTACGCATACATAGCAGACAAGGATGACGGCAAGAAGCCAAACTGGAAGCTCATTGGGTATTTCGTCTCGCTGAGTTCCGCACAGCGAATGAAGAAGCGCACCTTTGACCATGTGAAGAGACTGATATTCGACGAGGCCATTATCGAGCGCTCAGACAGGTACCACAGGTACCTAACCAACGAGTTCGGCACGCTTGCGAACATCGTCGACACCGTGTCGCGCGAGCGTGCAGACACAAAGTCAATCAGACCGAGGGTGTACCTTCTTGCGAACGCCTGTGACATAGCAAACCCGTACTTCGCGGCATACGGCGTTGGAACAGACCTGATGTTCGGATACAGGTGGTACAAGGGAAAGACGTTCCTGTTGCACTACGTTGACCCAGGGGAATACAGCGTCGAGAAGGCCACGGGAACAGTTGCTGGCCGAATGGTCGCTAACACGGAAGCGGGAAAGGTGACACTTGAGAACAAGTTCCTGCACCCGAACAAGGACTTCATACTCAAGAAGCCGAAGAACGCCACGTTCTCGTTCGGAATAGTCTGCAACGGGAGACTGTACGGAATATGGCTTGACGAGAGCAACGGATACTACCACGTGACGAGGAAGGTACCCAACAACACGGGAAAGCCGGTGTTCTCGCTGACTAGGAACGACGCTTCGATAAACTACGTCGCAGCGCACAACCTCAGCGCGACCATGCGCTACGTCGCAGAAATGTACTACTATGGTCTCATAAGGTACGAGGACGAGCTGTTGGAAATGGAGTTCGGGGACGTTCTCGCCATGTTCGGCATAAGGTGATTGGAGCAGGAATGATTGAGTACGTGTACGCAGTGATGCACGACGGAGGGCGCGAGCTGCCAAACGACCTTATGGGGAACCTGCTTGGCGTGTTCTCCGACTATGCGGAAGCAAAGATATGGCTCATGGGCCACGGCTTCTCCGAGCAGGACGCATTCGGGGACCTGTGGAAGGGGCGCGACAGGGCGTGGATTCTGGAAGCGCGCGTTGACAGCCCGACGGAGGGTGGTACAATCTGAGACACACCGGATGGCACCTTGCATGACGCGAGTAGCGGCTGTGCGGATGGTTCTGCTTGAGTGCAGCGCACGCCGCGCGAACCCAACCCGTCGTTTCAGCCGATTGCATCGAATGACCGTCTGGTATACAATCAGGCCAGCCACAGTGCAGCGCACCGTGGCTGGCCGCTTTGCATTTGAACGACATGAACGAGACACAGAGGAAGGTGGGATGGATGGCAGACACCGACAGGCAGGACGATACGCAGGCCCCAGACGAGGAGAGGAACGACGCGCCTGATAACGAGGGCAACGACGCCAGCTCCGGGAACATCACGGAGGAAATCGTCTCGGACCACGCGGAGCACGACGAACGGTTCGAGGAGGAGATGCGCCAGTACATGAAGCACATCGACGCAAGGCTATCGCAGCTCGCGGACGCACAGGCAGCAATCGTGAGCGCATCGAGAATCGATGACACCGGCTCCGACGCGGATGATTCCGCATCTGACGATGGCATGGACGATGGCGTTCTCGACCTCGTAATCAACGACTAGGAACAGGAGCAGCATATGGCAACTGACAACGCAACAATCCTCGCTAACGTCTGGCTCAACGGGACCAACGACTTCCAGCAGAGGGTTCCCGACCCGACGCAGCACGGAATCGACGCGACCATGGGCGCGTTGTTCGACCCCATGAACAAGGCGTACTACAACCAGTTCGTGGACTCGCTCGTGATGCGCATCGGATATACCTACATACAACAGCAGTCCTACAAGAACCCATTTAAGGGTGTCAAGAAGAACAAGCTCATGTATGGCAACTCCGTGCAGGAGATGGTACCGAAGTGGATTAGGGCGCACTCCTACGTGGACGATGCCGAGGACGTGTTCAAGATGGCACGTCCAGACGTTGCGACGTGGTACCACTCCCAGAACAGGCGCGACAGGTACGACATTACCATCAACGACCAGGAGCTGCGCACCGCGTTCACCGACAGCTACGGCCTGAACAAGCTCGTTGCCGCGTTCATGAACACGCCGATAAACGCCGACGAGTACGACGAGTACAGAATCATGCTACAGCTTCTCGCCTTCTACGACAACAAGTGGGGCTTCTACAAGCACCAACTCAGCGCCGCACCTACCGACGAGACCACCGGGAAGGAGTTCCTCACTGCGGTGCGCTCGTACGCCGGAAAGCTACAGTTCCCTAACACCATCTACAACTGCAAGGCAATCGAGGACGTTCCGGTGTTCGTCAAGCCCAGCGAGCTGGTGCTGCTCCTCACACCAGACACCCAGGCATCAATCGACGTGAACACCCTCGCGTCCGTGTTCCAGCTCGACAAGGCCGACATCAAGTACCGCACCATCGAGGTGGACGAGTTCCCCATTCCAAACGTGGTCGCAATCCTCACCACCGAGGACTTCTTCCAGTGCTACGACACGGTGTACGAGATGAATTCCATGTACAACCCCAAGACGCTTGGCACCAACTACTTCCTGCACCACTGGGGAATCTACAGCGTGTCGCCGTTCGTGCCCGCAATCGCGTTCACCACGGACGCCGCGACCAGCGTCACCACTGTGACCCAGAAGGTCACCGGAATCTCCGCCACAATCGACAACGCGACTCCCGACCTCGGCGAGAGCACCGCAATCCACGCGAAGCTGACCGGAACCCTTTCGCCGACTGGTGTGGAGGGAATCGAGGTCGCGCCGAACGCAGCCACCTACGAGGTCACCGTGACGAGGAAGTCCGGCTCAAGCACGGTTCCCGTGAGCTCTCCCGCCACGCGCGTGGACGAGTACGGCGTCCTGCACGTGTCTAACAGGCTCCAGTATGGTGATGTAATCAACGTTGCCGTCAAGAGTACCTACGTCAACCCGAGCGGGGCGACCACGCCGCTCACCGCATCCGTCACCGCGACAGTGACCAAGAAGGGCGCGTAGCTGTAAGTCACTATAGGTGGGCGCACCAGGGAATCTGCCAATGGTGCGCCCACCATTCGCAATATGGAGCGTGACAATGGACTTCTCTCACCTTGCAGACACAGGATTTCCCAACATTGGCACCGTGGCTCCATACGAGCTGAGGAACACGTTCGACTACACGCGGTGGACGCCGGACACGCGCATACACATGGTCAACGTGCTGTGGGACAGCGAGTATGAGAACGCGGTTAAGTTCGACAGCGACGCAGAAAGGGACGCTTGGTTCGACTCCATAGAGGACTCGTACACAATCACACTCAAAAGCAACGCCAGAATCGTGCCGGACGGCTCAATCAAGCTGCCGCTGCCATACGACGTTGCCAGCCGATACAACTACCTTTTCGTAGACATTCCATTCGCTACCTCGGAAAGCGAGCCAATCCAGAATGAGACGGAGAACGGCGTTCGTCGCTGGTACTTCTTTGTTGGTGACGCTGTGTATTCTGCTCCTAACACTACGACGGTTTTTATACGCCCTGATGTTTGGACTAACTTTATTAATAGCTCTGTGCTTCGGTACATGATGCTTGAGCGCGGGCATGCGCCCGTTCATGCCACCGACGTGGACAGGTACCTCAGCAACCCGATTGAGAACAACAGGTACCTGCTGGCACCAGACGTTAACTATTATGACACGGACGTTGTGCGAGACTCGGCTTACATTCCAGTCGGCTCAGGAAACAAGCTGGTGGTGTTCGCCAGCACGACAGGCGTGGAGCAGATTGACGGCGGCGCATCCGGCACCATCGTTCCAGGCGCTACGTACTCGAAACCAACGTACTCCGATACCTCGGACTGGTACGGATACCAGTTGCAGGTCAACGGATACAACGTGGGAAACGGTTCGGACTATTCCAATCTGAAGGCGTGCGTCTCGCAGCAGAACGAGCCAGACGGCATGGTGCCGACCTCGTTGGAGGTGTACGCCGTACCTGCTTCTGACGCTACGTTCCTCGCCGACGTGGCAAGCCAGTCGCCCGCATTCCTGAGAACGATAAAGGCGCTGTTCATCGTGTCCGAGGACATGGTGCTCGTTCGGTCCACGCACAGGCTGTGCGGGCACACCGTCTATCGCGTGAGCGGGAAAAGGCAGAGCATAGGAACGTACGAGCTGAGCAGGGACAAGTTCGGCTTCGACGAGAACGAGAGTGCGTTCGCGAAGCTCTACACGTACCCGTACTCAAGGATAGAGGTCTCTGATGACAACGGACGCACGTCCGAGGTGAGGATAGAGAACACCACCGGAAGTCTTGGCATGGAAATGCTCGTCTCGGTGGCGTTCCCAGTCCTCGACTCAAGGGTGTACCTCACAGGCGTCGGCGGAAGCGGCTCCAACTCGTACGTCTGGAAAAGCCTTGACGGCATGGAGCTGAGACGTGAGGTTCCGAGGGGCGACTGGGACAGGCTTACGTTCCACTTCGACATACCCACGTTCGCGCTGTACATGGACGCCGAGACAGGCTACATGCTGGACAACTACTCCAAGGGGTTCACTAACGCGCAGCTGCACGCGCTCACGAGCTACCATTGCGCGGTGCGCTCCGCGAACCTAGGAAGGACGAACGGCGTGGCGTCCGCCGACACGGCGCACTCGAACTCGACACGTGACGCCGGAACGGCGCAGACCAACGCGAACGTGCTCGCTGAGACCACCAGGACGAACACCAACAACCTCGCCACGGCAGCGCGTGACAACACGAACGCCACGATTGCTGCGGCAAGCGCGAACACGGCGGCGGCGAATCAGGCATCATCAGCCATAATGCTCAGGCAGAATACGCTTGCACGCTCTGATACGAACACAGCGAACGGCGTTTCCATCATAACAACTGACACCAACAACCAGACCTCAATCGCGACAACAAAGAACACGAACGACGCCAACGTGTCCGGAAGCGTAATGCAGGGCGCAGTTGCAGGCGCAATGGCAGGTCACGGCGACCCCATGATGGGAGCAATCGGCGCAATTGCTGGTGGCGTGACAGGTTTCGTCACGGCAGGCATCAGCGCGCAGGCTGCAACATCAAATGCCACCATCACTGCGCAGGCTGCGGAGGACGTTACCAGCGCCAACGTTAATGCAAACAACTACACTACAACGAATCACATAGCAGCCACACAATATGGCACCGAGGTACATAACCAAAACAGGACAGACCAGACAGACAACAACAACACCGCCCTGGGAACGCAGCGCGACAACAACTACAGCACGGCAACGACGAACGCGACGAACGCATACAACGCCAGCGTCGGCAACTCGGGACGCACCCACGACACGGCAGTTGCCGATGCCGACGCGACCAACGCGACTTCCGTCGCGAACGCCGACAGGACGCGCGAGATTGGCGTGCTCAACGCAAAGGAGACGCTTGAGACCTCGCAGAACGACTGCATGGTAGGCATGTCCGACGCGCGTAGGGGAGCGCCAACGCAGCTGACCGAGGTCTCCGGCAACGGAACCGGGATGTGCTACGGCATGAACGGCATCCAGATAAGGCTCCGCACGCAGAGCAAATCGGCGATAGCGCAGACCGCCGCCCAGTTCGCGCGATACGGATACGCGCTGGAACAGGTATGGGACGTGGAGGGGAGCGGACTGAACCTGATGCGTCACTTCACCTATTGGAAGGCGGAGGACATATGGGTTGACGTGAGGAACGTAGCAAGCTCCGAGATAGGCGCGACCATCAGGAGAATCTTCAGGAACGGCGTCACGGTGTGGCGCGACCCGAACGACATTGGAAAGGTAGGAATCTATGACAACTGACGAGACCACCACGCAGGCACCATCCAGCACGGACGGAACCACGACGGGACAGGCGCAGCGTTCGGTGCATGACCTGCTCAAGCTCAAGACGTATCAGGGTATGACCGACGCGGAGATTCAATCGCTCATCGACTATCACGTGCAGAACGCGCACAACGACGAGGTCACCAAGCTCGCACAGGCAACCGAGATTCAGGCCATGAATGCCCAGTGCGCCGCATACGACGCCCTCAGGGATGATGCCAACTCGGTGCTCAAGAAGGTGCTCTCGGTACCGCTGTCCCTCGGCACCGTGTCGCAGGACGGCACGGTCACGCACCAGTAGACAGAGGTTGACACATGGAAGGCGAACGGATACAATCGACCGGAAGGGGAGTGGTGCCAGATGGGACGCAGGGGCGGAAAGCAGCGCAATGACGGCACGAGAAGGCCGTTCTGCCACAACGGCTCCATGGAGCTGTGGCAGAGCGCATCACTGAACAACAGGCTCTACCACTACTACATCGACGTGATAACCAAGATGGCGGTGAGCCGGTTCAGGTGGCTCAACCTGCCGCCGTCATGCGACGAGAGATACCTGGAACTCACGCTGGTTCACCAGGGTATGGCTTCCATCGCGTTCCCAAAGGCAATGCCTGGGACGTTCCTCACGCTGCAATGCGCACCGCTGGGAAAGCCCGACATGTACGACCGCGCGGTGAGGTGGAACGCAATCGGCACCAACGGCACGCGCTACATGTGCGACCGAAGGCAGGGAGTGGTCGCATACGACAACGAGACGCGCTACCCGCTCATGGATGGCATAGAGCTGTACGCAAACGAGCTTGCCCACATCCGCATCACCAGGCGCGTCAACAGGATGCACCAGCAGATTCCGTTCATCCTGACTGGCCCACAGGAGCGAAAGCAGGACATGGTCAACCTGTTCAAGCAGGTCGCAGGCGGGGAGCCAGCGGTAATCGGAACCAGCGACCTGCAACAGATTGAGTACCAGGCATTGCAGACAGGCGTAACGTTCCTAGGCGAGGAGCTGGCCGTTGACGAGCAGAACGTCTGGGGTCGTGTCTACACGATGCTCGGAATCAAGAACTCCACCATGAAGCAGGAGCGCCAGACCGAGGACGAGATTAGGGCGCAGGAGAACCCGGCATCGCTCATTGCCGCCAGTGCGCTCACGGAGCGTCGAAAGGTGGCAGACGAGCTGAATTCGAGGTTCGGCGAGTACCTTGACGCACCGATAGAGGTAATATGGAGACAGGACAACGAGAGCGACAACTGGAACCTCGCTCACAACATGCAGTCCATAGCGAAGGCGGCGAACCAATGATTGACACCATCGAGCCATACGAGCCGGAGCCGGACTACCACGCGGTGGTCACGATACAACTGTGCGAGCTTGTGGAGGATGGCTTCTGCGACAGGCAGCTGAACGGATGGGAGTGGCCGGCATACAGCATTGAGCAGGACACGCGGCTCAGGGAGAAGCTGGTGGACCACTACTGGTACCGCGAAATCTCGCTCGTGCCGCCCGGCATCTGGATGCACGAGTTCATCCGCCGCATGAGGGAGATAATGCCGAAGTACATCCCTCTCTACAAGCTCATGGACGAGTCACCGGAGCTGTATGGCGGAAGCTCGGAGTGGTACAAGGGGCGCGACATCTACTCGGACTTCCCGCAGACGCAGCTGTCCGGTGACAACGGCGACTACGCAAGCTCCGGCAACGACCGCGAGTTCCAGCGAATCAGACAGGGAGACGTCATAGACACGGCAAAGCGGCTGACTGACTACAACGACGTCGACCTGATGATTGTGAACGACATGAGTCCGCTGTTCTCGTGCCTGTTCACCGTGAACACAAACAGCTTCTAGGAGGTGGTGCATTTGGATTCGCTGTTTCTTCCGCCTATGACGGAATCACAGTCATGGAGTATCATAATGGCGTGTCTCATGATGCTCGCGGACATTGCCGTTGGTTTTGTAGGCGCTGCGGTGAGACACGACATTAACTCGACCAAGATGCGTGAGGGCATCGGACACAAGGTGATGGTGCTGGTACTGATTGCGGTGGCGTACCTGCTCGGCGTCGGTCTCGGACACGTGAGCGGAATCGAAACCGAGATTCCGTCCACCGAGGTCGTGTGCTGGTACGTCGTTGTGATGGAGCTTGCGTCAATCCTTGAGAACGTCTCGCTGGCATGGCCCGAGTTCGCCGACACAAGGCTTTTCAGGTACTTCTCCACGTTCGCGGGGAGTGATGATGATGACAACGTGCTGCAATGACGGTAGAAGAATGACGCCCTACTCCGCGTTTGTCTCCACGACCCCGGCGCTACCAGCGTTCTACTGGGACGTGTACAGCTCGGAGCAGCGCATCAAGGAGCTGTGCAAGGAGCTGAAGAAGCTTGCGGATTATGGAACCTATCTCGCTGAGACAATCGACGAGATTCAGGCAATCACTCCGGACGAGTTCAGTGCGTATCAGCAGGAAGTGCGCGAGACTGTAGCGAATCTCCGCAAGGAGATTTACGAGCTTTCGATTGGCACAGAGTCATGGAATGTCCAGCATGGCAAGCTCACGTCAACCACAGAAGCGCAGCGAGACATGTTCAATGATTTGACTGTGCATGCAATCACTGTGAAGACGCTCAATTCGCTCGATATGACTGTCAAGAATTTGGCCGACTGCGGCCTGAATGTGCGTGGCCTTGCAGTAATGAGCTATTGGCTTGTCCAGAAGTTCGACATTCCGGACTACTTCGAGAATATCGCTCAAAGCGGAGATAATTCAGCGTTCAGCGTATTCAAGCTCAATACGGCAAAGGTGGATGCTGATACAGGAACCGTCTATATCCCTGAGGAGTTCAGGGCCTAAATTCGATCGAAAGGGTGCAGTATGGCAACTACAAACTATTCGTTTCCTGAGTTCACGGCAGAAGGAACGCCAGACCTCATCGGAGTATACAACGCAGCAATGGTCGCTATCGACAAGAAGCTCAAGGAGCTGAGCGACAGCATTGCGAATACCACCAATCTGGATGCAGTGAAGTCGGACGTTGCCAATCTCAAGTCCAGCGTTTCTACTGTCAACTCAACGCTTGGTACAGTACAATCTGACGTTACCAATCTCAAGTCAAGCGTTTCTACTGTCAACTCCAATATTTCTGGCATCAATTCCAGCATTTCTAGCATCAATAGCAAGATTACGCCAGCTACAAGCGATACAAGCCTCACTGTTGCAGAGCTCAATGGTGCAAAGCTTACAGCTGGCGGACTTGTATACTATAAGAAGGCTCAGTAAGGGGTAGCATATGGCAACAGAATATACCACGCACTACAATCTCGACCTCTATACCGATACCGACAAGCCCAATCTCCGCGACCAGTACAACGGCGCCATAACAAAGATTGACACGCAGCTGCACGAGTTCTCGAACAACCTCGTTGTCGTGACCGAAGCGGCAAACCAGGCTAAGGACAAGGCGGCAACAGCTCAGTCAACGGCCGACTCGAACACAACGGCAATCTCGGACGAGGTCACTAGGGCGAAGGCTGCGGAGAAGGCCAACGCGGATGCAATCGCCACAGAGAAGTCGAGGGCGATTCTTGCTGAAGGAGAAAACGCAGATGCCATTAGGAACGTTGCAACTAATGCCAACCAAGTGATTGCAAAGCTAAAGGGCGGTGCGTATCTGGACACGACGCCAACCGTGGTTGACAACGCAACTCTGATTCCAACCAGCAAGGCGGTGTATGACTTTACCTCAAAGACAAAGGAAAAGAAGACGATAATCTGCTTTGGAGACTCATACGCCGACACAAGTGATAGAAGCAATTCGTGGGCATATGCGTTGCAAGACTACTTCGGCTGGACGGTAAAGAACTATGCCGTATCTGGTGCTGGATGGGATGTTGACACGCGCACCTTCTACAATCAGCTTCAGACGGCCATTTCCCGTGAGGGCACCGATTACAATATAGATGACGTATATGCGTTGGTTGTTGCAGGTGGAAGAAATGACATAATGACAGAAAGCGAAGCTACGTCTTATGTCAATACCTTCATGCAGGCTGCAATTGCCCATTATAAGAACGCAAAGATATTCGTAGTACCAATGCTCTATGATTGGCAAACTCTTGGAAGCACTGGTAGAGTCAAGGCAGAAGCAATCGGAAATGCCGCAGCCAACTATGGTGCGGAAGTTGTCAACTATGCTTGGGAATGGCTGCGTGGAGAAAAGAATTGCATCCAAAGCGATAACATACATCCAAACGCAGCAGGCGCCAAGAGGATTGCCGGTTATATGAACGCAGCGTTGAACGGCTGCTACACACCGCGTTACGTGGCGAAATACTATGAATGGAGCGGTGCTGAGGTCTACTGCGTCGCACAGGGCGGAATAGTCAACCTCAATATTCGTGGCGGCTTCAGCTCAGCACCAAGCACCGGAAAAGTGCTCGATGAAGTCTTTTGGCCTGACATAACGTATGCAGGTGTTGGCGCAGTCACTAGCTCTGGAACGCCGCAGTTATTCTTTATCGGAAATGACGGAACAATTGAGCCGTATCAAAACGCAAGCGTAACTGGTTTCGTTGGCCTTTCGATGTCGTACCCTTGGTAGGTTAACATGCTAAAAGGAATCGACATAAGCAACTGGCAGAATGGCTTGCAGCTGTCAACGAGTGACGCCGACTTCTATGTGATGAAGGCAACCGAGGGCACGAGCTACGTGGACAAATGCTGCGACCAATGGGTGCAGTGGTGCATAGACAACGGAAAGCCATGGGGATTCTACCACTTCATGCGCCCAAACGGCGGCGTGGCTGAGGCCGAGTTCTTCTACACCAACACGCGGAACTACTTCACGCATGGTGTGCCGATACTTGACTTCGAGGATTCGAGCCTTTCCACGGAGGACGGAGAGGCGTTCGTCTGGCGTCTGCACGAGCTCACGAACGTGTGGCCGCTGCTGTACGTCAACAGCGACTTCATAAACAATCGCGGTTACTTCGCTAACAGCTGGGTCAAGGACAAGTGCGGCCTGTGGCTGGCTGGCTACCCGTCGCGCCGGACCGGCTGGCCCAGCGACGCGACGTGTCCCTACGCGCACGACGGCTGGACGCTCGCCATGTGGCAGTTCACCAACTGCCTCTC